GACTTTTCAAGAGCTAATTCAAGGGCAATATGACCGATAAAACTGAAATAGAAGTCGGAGCTATAAAGCTCACTGGTGGCAAACTGCTTATCATTATTCCTGTCCTGGGTACGATAATCGGTGGGCTATGGGGTGGCTTTGAACTATACCAACGACTTCTTGATGCTGAAGCAGCGATTGTTAATTACGTTTCACCGGACTTCTCTTCTTACGATGAGGGCTTGGCGGTATTGTCAACCAGACTGGAGGATCAGGAAAGAATCCTGAATACGGTCGAGGCATCCCTGCGACAGGACATTGATGACCTGACCAGCCAGAACCAGAGGATGCTCAACAACGTAAATCAGCAGATTGACCGAATAGAAACAGATGTTGCCACTATTGAAGACGTTGCGAGGGGGGCTGACGACACGGTAGCCACGGCTACACGGGAGTTGCGTGATGATGTCTATGCGCTCGAAGAGCGCGTTAATGACAGTCTGAGAGAGGTGGATACAGAGCTACGCGCTGTACGCGATGATCTTGAAGACAGAATTCAACAGATACTGGATAACCCTCTTAATGACAGCCAATAGAAGTACGTTGAGAGAAGATGTTGTGCGTATCGATGAGAAGATGAAAACGATTTTTAACCGGCATTCATCTCTTGAGAAAAGAGTTAATGCAATGGAGGAGAAAATAAACCAGATAAGCCCAGCGGTTAAATTTGGCGAGAGGGTTTTTTGGATTATTTTACTTGTTGCCATTACCTTTATGGGGAGTTACTACTAATGAAACTTGATCCAGTGCTGCTAGATACAGCTTGTCGTTATGCTAATAAGGCATACGATGACGAGATACCAAACTCAATAAAGATTGAGTCAAAGTTAACGTCTACCACTGCCTATGTGGTGAAGCGGAAAAGTATCGATATTATCTGTTTCAGAGGAACCGCATCTGGACTCGATTGGCTCACGGACGCCTTGGTAGTGCCAGTGCCTTATGCCGGAAGGCTTTGTCATGCGGGATTCGTCATGGCTCATGCATCAGTGTGGAGCAAGATAAAAGATCATATCCATCCCAAGAAACGCACGTTATTTTGTGGGCATAGTTTGGGAGGCGCTCTTGCTGAGCTGTCAGCAGCAAAGCTCCACAAGAAACATCCCAATCTTAATTTGGTAACCTTTGGAAAACCCAATACTTTTTTCAAGGGATTCAAGCGGCCTATGGCCTTGGACAAGCAAATCTCCTGTGTTTGCGGGTCTGACATGATTGCGCGTATACCCAGACTTTGTTATGGGCCAAGCAAGTCCCAGACGATGTTGTATTTCGCTAATGCAGGGGGCGATTATATCGACCCAGCTAAGAGTTTTCGTAAGGAAGACCGGAGCATTACTGATGCGGTGTCCGACCATTTTATGAGTGGTTATACTGAGCGCTTAAACACCTTTTTAGACAATCAAAGCAAGAAGCCTAAAAATGTTGAAGAATCAATCAGCAAAGAGGAAGCCGACGAGCTTAATAAATTATTGGACGAGGTTCAAAATGCTTAGACCTGACATGTTAGCAGTAGTGGTTTTGATGTTGTTGCCCCTTCTTTCTGGTTGTGCTGTTTCGGAAGACATGATTGAAAACAAGGAGTTATACTGCTCTGGGCTTTATCAGGGTATACGAGCTGTTGGCCGTGTAGCCACTGAAGTCGTATCGGGAGTTACTATTCCTGATGTGTGCGACACTATCGACGAGATAGTGGAAGAAGAAGCAGAGGAGGAAAGCGCCGAACCGGCGCTAGGGAAAAGTGGTGGCTAACATTAACGCAATTATAAAAGTTATGTTCTTTATCAATGAGTTAAAATGAAGTTTGGTAGCTTGCTGAAAACCTTAGCCCCCACTATAGGTGGGGCTATTGGTGGGCCTATGGGCGGTATGGCCGCCAAGATGGTGGCGAGCAAACTGGGCATTAAAAAGACAGATACTCATTCGATAGAAGAGGCTATAGAAGCGGCTGGGCCAGAAAAAATAGAGGAGATAAAAGCTGTAGATCAGGAGTTTGCGCTCAAGATGAAGCAGCTAGATATTGATGTTTTTAGCAAACAGGTTGAAGACGCTCAGAATGCACGGAAGGTATTTGGCACTGACCCCATTCCAAAGGTATTTGCGATGGTGGCGCTGGTTGGTTTCCTTGGCTATGTCTTTCTGGTCACGATGCAAGACCCAGCATCTAATGATGATGCGATTGTTAATCTGGTGCTTGGGTATTTGGGGGGTCTTGTATCCGGTATCTCTGCATTCTTCTTTGGTGCAAATAACAGTGGAAAATAATATGGAACATTTAGTACTGATGCTTAAACGCCATGAAGGCGTTAAGAATTATGCGTATCGTGATATTAACGGTCTGTTACATATAGGGTGTGGACGAAATATCGAAGGAAGCGGGATGCATAAGGGTCTTGGGATCAGTGACGATGAGATAGATTATATGCTTCAGAATGATATCCAGCGTACAGTTAAGGAGTTAAGCAAAGAGTATGCGTGGTTTAACAATCTTGAGGATGGGGCTAGACGAGATGGCATTATTAATATGCATTTCAATCTTGGCCGAGCGCGATTTGCCAAGTTCAAGAAGGCGATTGCCCACATGGAGGCGGGTAATCATGATATGGCAGCCAGCGAATTTTTGGACAGCCGTTGGGCGAAACAGGTAAAGGGAAGAAGCCTAGAAGTAACAGACATGATTAAGACGGGAACTTATCCCGAATGGGTAACACATGCTGGTTAAGTATGAATTTGAACCGGGCGTGAACCGGGAAGGAACCCAGTTAACTGCTGGCAGCGGCTGGTACGATGCCGACAAGATTCGTTTTCGTAAAGGCCGACCTGAGCAGATCGGCGGTTGGGCTAAGTATTCTGTTAACGCTTTCTTGGGTGTATGTCGGTCATTGCTGGACTGGGTGGCTCAATCGGCTATAGATTACCTTGGTCTTGGAACCAATCTTAAATTCTATATAAGTGTTGGTGATGGTTTTAATGATGTCACTCCGATACGAACCACCACCCTTGCTGGAGCGGTTACTTTTGCGGCATCCACAAGTTCTTCAACCCTCGCGGTTACTAACACGAATCATGGGGCAGTCGTTAATGATTTTGTGACCTATTCGGGTGCTGTTACCTTGGGAGGAAACATCACCGCTGCGGTATTGAATCAGGAATACCAGATCACTGAGATTACTAATGCGAATGAATACACGATTACGGCGAAAAACACTCTAGGGGTTACGGTAACAGCTAACGCGCTTGATACTGGCAATGGCGGCGCTGCTGTTGTCGGGGAATACCAGATCAATACAGGACTAAACACTTATGTTGCGGCATCGGGCTATGGTGCAGGCACATGGGGCAGTTCGGGTTGGGGTGGTTCAACGCCCATTGGCGCTGGTAACCAGCTCCGGTTATGGAGTCAGGACACTTTCGGTAACGATCTTATCTTTTGTGTTCGAGGTGGTGGTATCTACTACTGGGATGAGAGCGTGGGAACCGGAACCAGAGGGATTGCTCTTGCTGACAAGTTAGGAGCAGTGAGTCCTCCAACTCTGGCGTTGCAGGTGATGGTGTCAGATACGGATCGTCACACGATTTGTTTTGGGTGTAACCCTATTGGCAGTACCACCCTCGATCCGTTGTTTGTGCGCTGGTCAGATCAGGAGAGTCCGTTTGACTGGACTCCTACATCTACCAACACCTCTGGCGGTGTAACGCTAACCGCTGGCTCCTACATTATCGGGGCAATTAAAACGCGACAGGAAATACTGATCTTTACCAATAACAGTATCCACTCCATGCGGTTTTCTGGAGCGCCTTTCACTTACGAGTTTGATGTGGTGAACGAAGGCTTGTCGATGGTGTCACCCAATGCAGCCACTAACGCAGGTGATATGGTCTTCTTCATGGACAGAGGGGGCTTCTATTTCTATAACGGTTCAGTGCAGAGGCTCAAGTGTACGGTGCTGGATTATGTTTTCAGTAACATAAATACTGCTCAGGAGTTCAAGATTTTCGCTACTGCCAGTCTCGATTTTTCCGAGGTGTACTGGTTCTATCCCGTTGGCAGCGGCAATACCGAATGTACCAATTACGTTAGTTATAATTATCTGGAAGATTCGTGGGCAATAGGTACTCTGGACAGGGCTGCGTGGATACCTGCCAATACCAGAACGTATCCCATTGCAGCCACCAACATAGTGGATGCCAATGAGAATTATCTTTACAACCATGAAAATGGTTTTGACGATGACGGTTCAGCGATGGAAGCCTATATCGAATCGGGTGGTATTCAGATGGGTGATGGCGAGGAGTTCATGTTTGTAACACGAATGATTCCAGACTTTCAGTTTCGTGGGGCGAGTGGAAGCGCATCGATGACGGTTACTTTTAACGGCAAAGATTTTCCTTTGAATTCAAGCGCTACGTTAGGGACATCCACGGTAACTTCGACCTCAAACCAGTCTTTCATTCGGGCGAGAACGCGAGAATCAATCATCAGGGTAGCCAGCACAGGGACGGGTTATGGCTGGACGCTGGGAGATTTGAGATTTGATGTTCGTCCAGACGGGAGGCGTTAATGGCACAAAAAACCAATTCAGTAGTATTGCCTACCGCCAATACTGCTTATGACTTCCAGAACGAACTGACAATGCGAAGAACACTTGAGCGATCTTTCGCGGATGTTCAGGATAACCTCAATGAAGTAACAACCAAGGTTGGCAAGGAAGAATCTTTGGCCATGAAACGATTTCAGTTCTTGTTGATGGGAGCGGTTAATGGCTGATGCGATCAAGGTACTTGGACAGCTTGATGCGGCGGCGACTACACCCGAAACGCTTTATACCGTGCCTGACCTTAATTTAACGACTGTCAGCTCTCTGGTGGTCTGTAACCGGAACGGTTCAGCCGAGACCTTTCGTGTGAGTGTACATGTTGAGGGCGCAGTCGCCAATGTCAAGCAATACCTTTACTATGACAAAGAAGTGCCAGCCAATGATTCGCTGGCGATAATTATCGGAATGACCCTTAACCAAGCTGATGTGGTTAAAGTTTATGCTGGGGGAACCGGCATGAGTTTTAATCTTTTCGGCGTGGAAACAAGTTAGGACTAAACTATGAATATGCAGCCGCCATTACAGAGAACGGCAAACCAGCTATCGGACTACGGGAGGTTCGGGGACAGTACACTCGTCCACATGAACCCTGCTGAGGTTCGTGGTCTGGCCTCCATGTCGCCAACAGGCGAGCTAACCATAAACCCTGTTACTGGGCAGCCGGAAGCGTTTCTTCCTTTTCTTGCGCCAATTTTTGGGAGTTTGATGGGAAGTGCTGCATTAGGTGGCACAGCTCTGGGGGCAGCAGGTGCTGGCGCGTTAGGTTCTGGGCTGGCTACATGGGCAGCTACGGGAGATTTCGAGAAAGGTTTAATTAGCGGTGTAACAGGATTCGGTTTAGGTAAGATGTTTGGTGCTGCTGGTGAGGCTGGTCAAGCCGCTAGAACAGGTACTAAAGCAGGCTTTCAAACTTTGACTCCGGCTATGGA